CTGGGAGCATAGACGTTGCTGCCGGTCACCATCTGGTTCATCTGCAACACGGTGTCGGCGTTCGTGTGAAGTCCAATTAAGGAGATGATGATAAGGAAAAGCTTCATTGATATTGGGCTCCACTGTTGGTGGTTCCGGCTGCGTTGCCTGGGAAATACGTGGCGCTTCCCGACAACGTGTGCATGACGCCATTCAGACTTATATCAAATCGTTTTCCAGTCGCAGAGCCGTTGAATGTCGCGTTAAAAATAGCGACCACGCCAGCATCATCACATGCAGCAAAGGCAGTAAAAGCGGGTGTACCTGAGATTGTCAGGGTGGGGTTTACGGAGCTGTTGATTACCGACCCACGAGTCGCATAGTAATGATTTCTGGCCCCTCCAGATACCGTGTAATTCCCTGACACGATGATGGCGCCGTTGTTGTTCGCCAGCATGTGATAATTGCCGCTGTTGGCAGTCGCAAAGTTTACTCCAGTTCCCACCACTATAGATGCCCCTTGTGAAGCATTTATACAACTCCCGTTAGTTGCCCACAACTTCACATTGGATATCCACCAACCTCCGATGGGACCAGCCGCTACTACCGCATCTCCAGAGGATGGGGCTATGTTGGCATTGGTTTCATTCCCAATCGTTATGATCGCATTGCCACCATACGGAAGCAGTGTGACGTTTTCGTTGTAGATACCAGGGCCCAACTGGATCGTCACTGGCGTGATATTGGTATACCAAAATTTTGCAACAGTGTTCACTGCTTTCTGAATCGTCCTGAACGCTGTCGAGGCATTGCTGGCAGTTCCAGCGTTGGAATCGCTTCCGTTTGTGAGCACAAACCAATTCGTCGTTGTGGCCTGCATCAGGAAATTGGATGAGGATATCTGAGCACTGGTGGTGTAATTGGAACCAGCAATTTGAGCTGATGTTGTATAGTTGGAGCCAGCTATCTGAGCGGAAGTTGTGTAGTTTGATCCCGCGATTTGAGCAGAGGTGGTGTAATTCGATCCTGCCACTTGGCCTCCGATTTGAGAAGTCACAAACCCTCGCGCCACCGCATCGGTGTTCGTGTCGTAAGGTGTGGGGAAAATGGCTGCTGCGGCATCAATGCCAAGCACCACCGTAATAATTATACTGAGCACCAGTGTTTTCATCGAAATATATTGCAGGACTTGTTGACGGTGCTGCGACAGGCGGCCCTACTCCGGACGTGATATTCGTGCTGGCACCGCTTCCTCCACCATTGGCTATATCAGCCAGCAGCGCCAACTGCAACGCCTCCGCCATGGTGATTCCCAAACAGAGATAGCATTTCGCTTGAGCGAACAATGTTTGTGGGTCGGTGTCGGCCATAAATTAACTCGCAATCTGAGCTAGCAATGCCAGTTCCATCAATCTTCCAATCGACGTATTGGCATAACAATTCAAACATGCAGCCTGCGCCATCAAACTTTGTGGATCGACCTTGTTTGCAGGATTATGGTTCAGTGAGATTTGCGCGAGGAGACTGAGTTTTAATGCCTGAAACAACGACACACCCTGACACACATAGCACTGCGCGCTTTCTAGCAAACTTTGGGGATCGGTGTTCATAATTCCTCTCGCGTTGGCCACCTGCGTCCACAACTCCAGTTCCAACAAGTCGGCAGTGTCGGCTCCGGTAAAACAGAGCTGACACTTCGACTGGCCCAACAAGGAGTCAACCGCGGTTGACACATCGATTACTCCATCATGCTCGCCATGCTTCCCTCAGGAGCGGGCGCGGAGGCAGTGGATTCTTCCTCATCGCCTTTTCCCTTCTTTGGCACATAGGCGATTTGATAGCTGTCATCGTCGACCCCGACAATCTTCACAACCATCTCATCTCCCACCTTCATCCCCGGGCACAGCTCGGACGGCACCACTGCCGTAACGCCGGTATCGTGCGGCTCATCGTGCCCACTCTCGTCCATGGTTTCGGCACCGCTGGGCGCGGAACCGCCGCCATCACCGTAATAATCTTCAGGCATGTTTCTTGAGGCTCATTTTCGAGCCAGTTGATTGTTAAAACCTGTTTCACCCGGGAGAGTTTTACCCCTCCCGGGTGGTAAGAAGCAACCTCGATTAAATATCGAGATTCGGGTCGCTCAGACTCGGCACGGGCTGAGGCTGGGGAACAGGACCATCCTGAGTGCCGCTCGGCACGCCGCAAGGGAAGGTGCCATACAGCGCCGTGAAGTCCGTGGGCAGCGGGCAGGACGGCAGCGTGCTGTCGTAGCTCTGCACCGGGTATCCCGGATCGGCGGAGCAGGTGTCGATTTCCGGCACGCAGAACTGCTCGCGTTTGTGGAAATACGTTTCGAGGAACTCGTAGTGCATCGGACGGACATAATACATGAAGTCCGCGATGAACTGACCTTTGTTCCGGCGCTTATTCTGGATGACGACACCGTTGGCATCGGCACCGAGATTGTCCATGACGAACTGCCA